ACTCAGAATGTATTTAATGCTACAGCTACTACTGTTAATGCCTTTGGTGCAGCTACAACAATTGCTATTGGTGCTGCAACTGGTACATTAACTTTAAACAATCCAACTTTAACTGCTTCTAGCACTAATGGACAATTTAAATCTATAGGTGTTGGAACTGCAGGCTCTAATACTACTGGTGAGATTCGTGCTACAAATGCTGTCACTTCTTACTATTCAGACGAGCGTTTAAAAACAGATATTACAGAAATCTCTGGTGCTTTAGATAAAGTTATGCAACTTCGTGGTGTGACATTCCGTGCTAATGAATTAGCAGAATCTTATGGTTACACCAACACTAAAGAACAAGTTGGTGTAATTGCTCAAGATGTAGAAAAAGTTCTACCGCAAATTGTTGTTCCAGCACCATTTGATATTATGCAACTTCAAGAGGGTATTGAAATCTCTCGTTCTGGTGAGAACTATAAAACTGTTCACTATGACAAACTTGTACCATTATTAATTCAAGCAATCAAAGAACAACAAGTTATGATTGAAGAATTACAAAAGAAGGTAGGCTAATATGGCTGTTTCTACAAGAGATGGATTAAAACAGTATGCACTTCGTGCACTTGGTGCACCTGTGGTTGAAATTAATGTGGACGATGATCAATTAGAGGATCGTATTGATGAAGCATTAGAGCACTGGAGAAAATATCACTATGATGGTGTAGAGCAGATTTACATGAAGGCTGCAATTCGTGCTTCTGAGATTGTTTTAACTACATCTGTTGCTGGTAACTATCAATTATCTGAAACAATTACAGGTGCTACTTCTGGAGCAACTGCAACAGTAGTTAAAGAAACCAATCGTTCTTCTTCTGGAACTTTGCTACTAGTTAAGAATATTGTTGGAACATTTACTGCAGGCGAAGCGATCGCTGGTGCTTCTTCTGGTCAATCAGCCACTACAGTTTCTATCACAAAACGAGAATACGATAACAAGTATATTGAAGTTAGTGATTTAGTATATGGTGTCACTAAAATTCTAGCCATAGGTCAAGCATCGTCATCTAAGAATATTTTTGATTTACAATATCAATTGCGTTTGAACGACCTATATGACTTGACATCTACTTCTATTATTTACTACAAAACTGTAATGAGTCATTTGGCTCTGTTAGATTTAGAATTAAATGGTCATACTTCTTTCCGTTTTAATCGTAGAACAAACAGAGTTTATCTAGACATTAACTGGGAAACAGATATTCCACTTGGTGACTATGTTATTGTTCAAGGATATCGTGCATTAGATCCAGCAGAGTTTACTAAAGTTTGGAATGAAGCATGGCTAAAGCATTATGTTACTGCATTGTTTAAGAAACAATGGGCAACCAACATTAAAAAGTTTTCTGGCATCCAACTTCCAGGTGGTGTTACATTAGATGGTGATAAACTATATGATGAAGCAGTCAATGAAGTTAAAGAACTAGAAGAAACTTTACAAAATAAATCTGCACCACTAGACTTTTTCATAGGTTAATATGTCAACAACTAATGTTTATTTTTCTCATGGTACGAGAAACGAACAGTATTTGGTAGAAGACCTTATTATCGAATCTTTAAAGATTTACGGTAATGAATTCTTTTACATTCCAAGAACATTAGTTTCTAAAGACGAAATTCTGGGTGAGGATCGTCTGTCTCAATTCACATCATCATTTCCAATCGAAATGTATTTTGAAAATGTGGACTCTCTTGCAGGACAAGGAGCATTTATTCAAAAGTTTGGTTTAATGATGGAACAATCAGCTACACTGGTAGTTGCTCGTCGTAGATGGGATCAGTTAGTTGGTCGCTATGGTCAAACTACTTTACCTACTCGCCCAAACGAGGGAGATTTAATTTATTTTCCACTAACAAAAGGATTGTTTGAGATTAAGTTTGTAACTCATCAAGATCCTTTTTATCAACTTGGTAAACTATATGTTTATAAACTACAAGTTGAATTGTTCCAGTATGCTTCTGAAAGGATTGATACTGGTATTGCAGCAGTTGATGCGTTTGAATCTCTTAAATCATTTACTACAAATACAACTCGCTCGCCATATGGAACTGTTATTAAAATTAATGTGACAAATCAAGGATCTGGTTATGCAACAGCACCAACTGTTACTCTTGTAACTTCTACAGGCAGAGATGCCACTGCAACAGCAGTACTTGGTTCTGGAACAACTGCTGGTAAAGTAGTTAGTGTGAATGTCACTAATGGTGGTACAGGATATCAAACTGCTCCAGTGGTACAATTTACTGGCGGTGGTGGATCCAATGCTGCAGCAACTGCAGTAATTGAAGCAGATATTGATAAAGTTGAATCTTATGGCGACAATAATAAATTTAAGACTCAAGCTGCAGATGTTCTATTCAGCGAAGCCAATCCATTCGGTGAAGTAGACAAAACTAGGAATACTGAAATATAATGTTAAACAATCAAGTATTTTATCACGGAACTATTCGAAAGTGCATCGTAGCATTTGGCACTTTATTCAGTGATATCTATATCGATCGCAAGTCTGGTGATTCTGTAACAGGAACAACTATTCAACGACTTCAGATTCCTCTTGCATATGCTCCAAAAGAAAAATGGTTGGTTCGTATCGAGCAAGATCCTAATCTAGAAAATAATACATACATTTCTCTTCCAAGAATGTCTTTTGAGATTCTTGGATATAACTACGACTCTAGTCGTAAGTTAAATCGTATGCAACAAATTAAGTGTGGTGACGGGACTAATACGATGGATGCCATCTATACTCCAGTTCCATATAATATTGATATTAGTTTGTATATTTTAACTAAAACTCAAGAAGATGCGTTACAAATTTTAGAACAAATTCTTCCAACATTTACTCCAGAGTATACTTTAACAATTAACGCTGTTCCAGATATGAATGTTAAGCTGGACATTCCTATCGTTTTAAATAGCGTCACTTCCTCTGACGAGTATGATGGTGATTTTCAAACTCGCAGATTTGTTACACATACTCTAACATTTACAATTAAAACTAATCTATTTGGTCCATTGGCTAATAAGAAAGTTATTGATGAAGTGTTTGCTAATGTTGGTCAAAATGAGAACTTTAGTAATCCAAATAGAATCTATACTGCAGAGGGTGATGTAATCTTGGACAAGTAATTTTTAAATATGGCTGAAATTTATAATGCGAATTCGAATCTAAAAGCAGCAGGTGTTGATGTTCAGTTTACTCCAGAAGATGTTAAGGAGTATATGAAGTGTGCTGCAGATCCGATCTATTTTATAGAAAACTACTGTTACATTGTAACACTAGATCATGGTCTTCAGTTATTTAAATTATACGATTGCCAAAAGAAAAAGATTGATGTTATCCATAACAATCGTCGTGTGATTCTTATGGAAGGTCGTCAGCAAGGTAAGACTACAACCTCTGCTGCATACATTCTTTGGTATACATTATTTCAACCAAATAAAAATGTGGGTGTTCTGGCAAACAAAGCAACAGCTGCACGAGAGGTTTTAGATCGTTATCAGACGATGTATGAGTTGCTACCTAAATGGATGCAACAAGGTGTGACTACTTGGAACAAAGGTGACATCGAATTAGAAAATGGTTCAAAAGTATTTACTGCTGCAACTGGTAAATCAGGTATTCGTGGTAAATCTGTAAACTTATTATATGTTGACGAGGCTGCAATTATTCCTAACAATGTGGCAGAAGAATTCTTTACATCTGTTTACCCTACGATTTCTGCTGGTCAAACTACTAAGATTTTATTAAGCAGTACACCACTAGGTTATAATCATTTCTGGAAGTTTTGGAATGATGCTGAGAATGGTCGAAATGGATTTGTTAATCTGTTTATTCCATACTGGGAAATTCCAGGTCGTGATGAGGCATGGGCAAATGAGCAAAAAGCCATGCTTGGTGAACTTAAATATAATCAAGAGGTTCTATGTAACTTCTTGGGATCGAGTTTAACACTTATTAATGCAGATACTATCGCACAAATGAGTGTAGCAAATAGAGTCTATGAGAAAGATGGACTTGATGTTTATGTAGAGCCACAAGTTGGTCATACATATTGTTTAGTCGCTGATGTGGCTAAAGGAGTTGGTGGGGATTATTCTGCATTTCAGATTATTGATATTACAGAAACACCTTACCGAATTGTTGCAAAGTATAGAAACAATGAAATTAGTCCATTGCTCTATCCTAATATTATTTACAAAGTTGGTAGAGACTATAATTACGCTTGGGTTCTAATGGAGATTAATATATCAGAGCAAGTTGCTCATATTCTCTATTCTGAGATGGAATACGAAAACATTTTATTTGTTACAAGACATACTCTTGGGCAAACAGTTTCTGGTGGTTTCGGTGGTGGCAAAACCCAGCTAGGTGTAATGACAGATAAGAAAATTAAAAGAATTGGGTGTCATAATTTTAAGGCACTAGTTGAAGAAAAGAAACTATTAATACAAGACGCAGACACTATATCAGAGATTTCTACATTTATTGAGACAAAAGGGTCGTATCAAGCTGACGAAGGCTATCATGATGACTTGGTTATGCCTTTAGTTCTGTTTGGCTGGTTGACAACTAACTCGTATTTTAAAGACCTAAATAATGTAAACCTTAGAGAAGTTATGTATAAGAAACAGATGCAAGCTATCGAAGAAGAACTTACTCCATTTGGTTTTTATGACGATGGTGGTCCAGAAAAACCCCCTCTAAATTTCTAGAAATCGTGCAAAAACTAAATAAAATGTAGACATGAATTTTGTCTAAAAGTAAAACTTATTAACAAGGAGAATTACAATGCCGTTTCAATTATCTCCAGGCGTTGCAGTCGTAGAAAAAGATTTCACTTCTATCGTTCCAGCCGTATCATCTTCAATTGGTGCTTTTGCTGGTGCATTTCCGTGGGGTCCAGTTATGGAGCCTACCACTGTTGGATCCGAAAACGAATTAGTTCGTCGCTTCGGTAAACCAGACGATAGTAACTTTAGTTCTTTCTTCACTGCTGCGAACTTCCTATCTTATACAAATAACCTATTGCTAGTTCGTGCAGACGCTGGACACTTGAATGCTGTGGC